TTTCTTTAGCATAATGCTGTTCAATAGTAATCTGATGGTACATATACTTGTTGTATATTTCCATAAAATCATTTTCATTTATATTGAAATGATTTAGTGCTTTGTTGAATGAAAAATTGTCCATGATTTTAATTGATTAATTGTTTGATTATACTTATGTCTATTGTTCCGTATTTCTTATGCACTTTCTCAAGTTCTTTCAGTGCCTTTGTCCACTTGCTTTTCGATGTTGGATTGTTATACTCTCTGAGCCACTTTTGAATGTCTGTTATCTCAGTTCTCATACTCCTTCAATTCATCGTTAAACGTCTCTTCAAGGTCTTGCAACTGTTCGTCGTTATAGACGAAGTGCTCATATGCAATTAGTCGGACATAGGAAAACCTATTTAATCTAACTCCTTTCATTAGTTCTCTGTATAGTCCTTCATCGTTTAAGAATAAAAGGCTCAGTTCTTGGTCTGAATAATGTCTGATGTCTGTCATAATTTTAATTGTTGATATTGCCTAAATAGATCGTGTCGTTTACAGTCATCTCAATTACAATGCTGTCTCCATCTTTTGGTATTGACTCATGGTCATCGTTCCATACAAACACAGGTTGTTTTTCAACAGGTACACTGCTCTCCATATTGTCGGTCACTATACACATAGTAACTAGACACAATAATAATATTCTTCTCATAACGTTGACTCTTTTGTGCCATAGTATATACACATGGCAAGGTTAATAACTGATGGTATAAAGTACCATACGAAATTCGGGAATGCGTCTACACTCCCGGGCAATGTACCTACAAAAAATAGGCTACCAAATACTAATAATGATGCGATGAACCACATCTCCCAAACTCTTTGTCTCATGATTTAAAAATTAAATTGTTTAATGTTCGCTTTTCAATTAATTGCTTCGCTTGTTGGTACTCCACCTGTTCACTTTGCATTATGTCTCTAATGCATTCTGAATAGACTTTTACTCTTCGCTCAATACTGTCTATGACTGACTGAACATCTACTTTGTTGTTGATCCTTTGTCGCATGATTTTAATTAAATTAAAGTTAGAACGTATTGCAGAATCGAACTGCACTATGTTGGATAGTATATTGTTACTCCACCAAATACGTTATATATTCCACCTTGTTTTTATGGGATTTCGCCACAAGCATACAAGGAAACTCATTCATTTAGTTATATATAAAAAAGCCACATCGATTGAAGTGGTTTAGTTTGTCTATCTTTCTTGAGTATACATTCGCCTTGATAAATATGTTTGCACATATCTATTTGCCCTAATACATTTGGCTTTTCTTACTATAAAGGACGCACACGCATGGGCATAAACCTCCCTGCGTTCCCTTAAGTGTGAGATTCGGTACATTATACCTATCCCGTTTGCATTTATGTAATTACATTTATGCAAATTTTACCCTATATTGAATACCAATAAATCAATACGTAATTTTAGCACATTACAAATGTGCAAGGCTTAAACTACCTTTGCATGAAACAAAGTTTTGATATGCTTTGTTAATGGTTTATTTATCAGAATGTCACACTTAAAAAACGCATTTTTTAAGAAACGTTATCTAAAAAATTTTTTTTCAGTTTTTACGCGCTTGTTACTTCCATTGGCGCAACCAAAAAAACATTAAGTAGATAATCTACAATTTACGCGCTTGTTACTTCCATAGGCGCGAAAATCGGTATTAAAATTGAAGCCCGTAGTAATAGCAAATTACACAACGATTAATCGTTTACGGGCTTGTTTAGGGCTTATTTTTTCGCCTTTGGGTTAGTTTGTTTAGTGCACCATTGTAAAAAGTAGAAAGGCGTATAAAAGCCCTTTTTAGTTTTACGCGTTTCAGTTTGGGCTTTCTTGTATAATTCATTATTTGAATTTACATTTTTTATGTAATCTAACATAGCGCCCGTAATTACGTTTTCAGTGTTTTCCGTACCTAAATAAAACTTAATACAATATCCTATTGTTTTGCTTTCGGCTTTTGCTTTCGCGTGATTATCTAAACATTGTATCCCGTAGTAACTTTCGGCGCGTTTCTTTTTTAGCGCTTCTTTAATTTTTAGGGCTTTTGTCTCTAAAATTGATAATTCAATTTTTTGCTTTTCGGTTAATTTAACTTTGTTACTTAATTCAGTTAAACGATTTTTTTCAATTTTGTTCATGATTTTAAAATTTAAATTGTTGATTTTCAACGAGTTAGAGTAGTAATATTGTGGTTACCTTTAACCTATCCCGTTTAATTCAGTACAAATATAGATAAAAAAATGATAAAAAAAAATATTTATTCACTTTTTTTTTGATTTTTTTCAAAATTTATTGTGAAGCCCAATAAAATAAGGGCTTTGCGAAATATTTATTTTATAGTATGTTAATGATAATAAATGTAAATCGGGTGCAAAGCAAAGCATTAAAGTATGTGAAGCCCTATAAATAAAGGAAAGTTTAACGGGCAAAGGTGTCGAGCATAACAGGAACCGAAGGAACCAATGGAACCGAAGGAACCGAAGGAACCAATGTAATGGCAACCAATGCAGCAGCAGCAGCAGCAGCAGCAGCAGCAGCAGCAACCAAAAAGCCAAAAAAACGCAAAGGAAATTTTAAAAACAGCACCCCCCCTATCAAAATAAAATCGATCTTCAGATCCGGATCGTCATCGTCAAATCATCATACTACCCAAACTCTCTAATTATCTAAAAAAATTATATCTTTGTTTAACTTTAAAATTTCGCAAGATGAAACAGAGATTAGATTTATCGAACAGTATCTACCAACAGAGACCAAATGGTTCTTTGAGTGGTTTAACTGTGAATGATGGTATGTTGATTAACAACAGACCTGATGGACAGTCGGGAATTGTACAAGCTGCTCAAGCAAGAAAAGCCATGAAACAGGCAGAGAAAATTTCGATTATAGCAAGAGGAAATGCTATGGGAGAAATGCTGTCTGACATAGGAGAATGTTCTGAGTGTGATTAATCAAGACCCACTTAACAAAAGAGAAGGATTTAAAAGTCCTTCTTTTTTTTATAATTGACATTTCCGGTTATGTTTTACGACGTTTTTGCGACGACTCAATTTTTCTAACTATTTGATTATTAACTATTTATTCTTTAAATGTCGATAATGTCGAAAAAAAGAAGGAAATATAGTGGGGAAAAAACTAAAGGAGGTATATTTATATATATATATATAGGGAGACCTAAAATTGACATCCGACATAAACTTACGAAGTAAGGTTAATTCGCAATTCGCGATTTGTATTGTATATGAAAAATATATATATTTGCATTGTAATTTTAAATCAAATCAAATGTTAGACAATCAAGGTTACTCTCCTAAAGATTTATGTTTTGGAGAAGAGGGCAGAAAAAAATTAGTTAGTGGCGTTGTAAAGATGTCAAAAGCTGTAAAGAGTACATTAGGACCAAATGGTAATACTGTGCTTATTGAATCTCCTGAACATACTCATGGCATCACGGTTACTAAAGATGGTGTCACTGTTGCAAAATCAATTTACTTACTTGACCCTTCGGAGAACCTTGCGGTTCGTATGATGAAAGAGGCTGCTGATAAGACTGCTACTTCTGCGGGAGATGGTACTACAACTGCTATTGTGCTTACTGAAGGATTGGTGTTGGGAGGACTTGAGCATATCAAGCCACACCATAACAGAACGGAGGTGCTTCGCAACATGGTGGAGATAAGCGACAAGGTGGTGGAGAATCTAAAGAAGAAGAGTAAGAAGGTTACTAACGCTATGCTTATTGATGTGGCTTCAATCTCTGCGAACAATGATAAGGAGATTGGGAGGATAATTGCCGAGGTGTATAAAGATGTTGGCAAGACAGGGATTGTAACTGTGGAGAAAAGCCAAAATGATGAGACGTATGCAGAGACCACTATGGGGTTGAAATTTGACAGAGGGTATTTGAGTCCTATGTTCATCAATGATCAGAAGAAAGACGAGTGCGTGTTTGAGGATGTTATGGTATTGGTAGCTGACATGGAGATATCAAACATATTGCAGATAGAGAGCATATTGAAACCAATTATTAGTGAAGGTAAAAAGCTGTTGATTATCGCTCCTTGTGCTGCTCCTGTGATAAACACGTTGGCGGCTAATGTTATGAAGGGGAATGTGAAGATATGTGCGGTTGCACCGCCTAGTTTTGGGTACAAGCAACACGAATTGATGCATGATATAGCTGTAAGCTTGGGTGCTACCTACTTCAGTGAGAAAACAGGGGACGATTTGAGCATTATTAACTTCGGTGACTTGGGTCATGCTTCAAAAATAATAGTTAGTAACGACAAAACCATAATCATAAAGTCAAATACAAGGTCAAAACAGGACTTAATTGACGAAAGGGTATCACAACTACGTGATAATTACAAAAGTGCCACTAAAAAAGGCGATAAGGACTTCTTATTGGAGCGTATAGCCTCACTAACAGGTGGAGTAGG